AAAGGAGAGCATTTATTATGGCTGCTAAGGTTATCAACTTTCATTCCCCCGATGGTAAGAACACTTATGAGCTGACCTTCACCCGTGACAGCGTGGAAGCCACCGAACGCGCAGGCTTTCAGATTGGCCAGTACACCCAGATGACCAATCTGCTGTCCAACTCCCGTGCCCTGTTCTACGGTGCTTTCATTGCACGGAACAGGGGCATCAAGCGCAAGGTCGTTGATGAGATGTTCCAGCACATTGAGGATAAGGAAGACCTTATGGGCGTTCTGCTTGAGATGTTCGTGGATGCTTCTAAGTCTCTGCTGGCAACTGACACCGAGGACAAGACCGCAAAAAACGCAACGTGGGAGATTGTGTAACTGCACAATCTCAAGAAACAGACGGAGAAGGAGAACCATTCTCCTTTTCCAAGCTGTTCCACGATGTAGAAGCCTATTACATCTCCATTGGTATGACCTATGACCAGTTCTGGTACGGCGATGTCTGGCTGGCGAAGGCCTACCGTGACGCAGAGGAGCTGCGGGAACGCAGAGCCAATGCTGAAGCGTGGAGAAACGGCTTTTACATGGCATCTGCGCTTTCCTCTACGGTTGGCAATATGTTCCGTAAGAAAGGGTCTAGCCCCATCAAGTACATGGATAGGCCGCTTCCCCTTACTCAAAAGGAGAAAGACGAGTATGAATACCAACGCGCAGTTGAGGCGCAGGAGCGAATCAAGAGAATGATGTTCTCTATGATGGAAAGTGATGGTGGTAGTGATGGCTGATGTTGATATTACGAGCTTATCCGTAGAAATTTCTGCGGAATCGCAGGGTGCAGAGCTTAATATCGACAAGCTCGCTACCGCCATTTCTAATTTGCGGACGAAAGGCAACGTGGCAAAGGTTTGCAGTAGTCTTGATAAGTTATCTGCTTCTATTTCCGCTCTTAAATCCGCATCTACTGGGCTGGACGGTCTTAGCAAAATCACGTCTTTTATGAACGGTCTTGCTAATGTAGACCTTACTCAAAGCGCAAAAGGCATCCGCTCTGTTGCTAATGCTTTGAACAAAATTTCGTCCGTCAATCTTGGAAACATGGATTTTTCAGGACTTGGCAGCAAGATGAACAGCTTGAAGAACGGCCTTTCCCCTATTTCTTCTATTAGCGATTCTTCCATTAAGAGTTTGCGTGGCGTAAGCAGTGCAATCAATTCCATTGCTAAAATCCCAAGCATTACAAAGAAGCTGGACTCTAAAACGCTTGATGATTTTGCGGAAGTTTGTAAGAAAGTGGCATCCGCTATTTCTCCACTCGCTTCCAAACTGGACAAGGTAGGGCGCTCTTTTTCTTCACTTCCATCTAAAATTAAAAGTGCTGTCAATTCTACAACCCGCTTTTCTTCGGCAAACCAGAAAGCAAGTACTAGCCTTTCAAGCTTGGCAAGCCAGTTGGAAGCCATCAAGAAACGTGCAGCACAGCTAGTTTCTCTGAAAGCTATTGCCACTTATCTTGCCAATGCCGTTACTAAGTTCAATGACTTTTATGAAGCAACAGACTTGTTCAATAACGCAATGGGCGAGTTAAGCGGTCAAGCAACAGAGCTTATCAATAAGATGGAATCTCTGCTTGGCATCGACCCGACAGAAGCAATGACAAACATTGCTACGATCCAAAGCCTTGCAACTTCGTTCGGCCTGGCAAGCGATAAAGCGTATATCTTATCCAAGAACCTGACCCAACTTGCCTATGACGAATCGTCCTATTGGAATAAAGATACCGCTACTACCTTTACCGCAATTGCTTCTGCTATCTCTGGAGAACTTGAGCCTATTCGCCGCTTGGGCGTTGACTTGTCTCAGGCACGGTTGCAGCAGGAACTTCTTGCTTTGGGCTTTAATAAACAGGTTTCTAGTCTGTCTCAGGCAGATAAGGCAGTTCTTCGCTACATCGCCATTATGAAGCAGACTACCAACATTCAAGGCAACCTCGCGCAGACCATTAGTAGCCCCGCCAATATGGTACGCATTTTGAAGTCTGAAATTTCGCAGCTTGCAAAGGCTGTAGGCCAGCTTCTTTATCCCGCATTTAAGGCGATTCTCCCCGTTCTGATTGCAGCAGTTGACCTTATCAAAGAATTTGTGGCCTCTCTTGCATCTGTGTTCGGGCAGAAAATTGAATTTACCGATTTTAGCAAGACACAGAAAGATATTGGCGGTGTAACCAGCGCTATGGATGACACTGCTGATGCTACGAAAGCGGCGGCGAAAGCGGCCAAAGATTATACGATGGGCTTTGATGAATTAAACATTATCGACCCTTCGCAAAATTCCGGCTCTTCTGGCTCTGGCAGTGGCGGTGCTGCTGGCAATCTGCTCGGCGACGTTGACCTCTCCCAGTATGATATGTTCAAAGATTATGCTGGAAGCGCTGTTGACGAGATTAAGGCAAAATTAAAATCTCTCGATTCTTTCCAAATCGGAACCCAAATCGGCGAACAGCTAAATAAACTTATGGGCATGATTTATAATGCCATCCATTCTATTGATTGGGCCTCGCTTGGAGCGTTTTTTGCAGATGGCGTTAACGGGCTCGTGGATTCTGTAGACTGGGATTTGTTTGGCCGATTACTTGCGGACAGATTCATCATCGAGTTTGAGCTTCTTGGTGGTTTCCTGTCTCAGCTTGACTGGACATCTGTGCTTAACGCCTTTATTGATGGCTTTTCTGGATTTTTTCACGAACTTTCAGATTGGATAGCAACAGTAGATTGGACTGGTGTTGGGAAGCAACTAACTGATAAGCTTTCTGATGCTCTTCAAAATGTTGAGATTGAAAAGCTTGCAAGAGTTTTTTTCAACTTTATTACTGATAGCATTAACGCTGTTTCTGATTTCTTGGCTGGCACAGACTCTTACCAGCTCGGTCAAGACCTCGTTGACTTTGCTATTAGAGCCGTTACTTCTGTAGATTGGGCCGGTCTAGCTCAAGCCATCGGTCGTTTCTTTGGCGAAGCATTCATTGAAGCACTCGACTTCATGGGCGGTCTAGTTTCTCGAATTGCCGATTATTTTGAAAAGAAAGTGGCAGAGGGGCCGTTCAATAATGTTGGCCTGAATATTGTCTACGGTATTTATTATGGCATTCAAGACGCAATCACGAATGTTGCTTCTTGGATTGTCGAAAATGTGTTCAATCCATTCATCAATGGCTTTAAGTCTGCCTTTGGAATCAATTCCCCATCTACCGTAATGGCCGAACAAGGCGGCTATATTATCGCTGGATTAAAGAAAGGCATTACCGATGCTATCTCTAGCGTAGCTGAAACCGCAAAGAAGATTCTTTCTGCAATCAAGAGTGCATTCGACAATTTTAGTCTTTTTGATATTGGCAAAAATCTGATTCAGGGTCTTATTGATGGCGTGAACAACATGATTGAAACGGCCAAAAACGCTGTTGCAAATGTTGGCAATGCAGTCATTGATAAGGTCAAGAATGTGCTCGGCATCCACTCCCCTTCTACTGTATTTGCGGAGATTGGCGGTTACATCGTTCAAGGTCTTGCAAACGGCATCAATGCTGCGTCTCCCTATGTTGAACAAGCTATGACCAATTTGGCAAACGTTGTTCAGCAGAAGGGCAACGAGATGATTGACTATGGCGCAGACGTTGCAAATGGCTTTGTTGATAACATGGTCAATACGTTTGACGCAAAGTGGAATGAAATCGACAACGGTCTTAAGAGCGACTTCATTGGCACGATTAAGGGCATGATTGATGCGGTCAAGAAAGGCGATATCCAAACCGTCGCCGAAAACACAGCAGCTATCATCTGGAAGGCAATGGGGGAAGAAAACCGAAAACAGGTCAAGTCTTACGCTTCCGACTTGGTTTCCAATCTCACCAGTGCTCTTAAAACCGTTGGTTCCAAAGCGTTTTCTTCTGCAAAACTTGTCGGAAAGAACATTTTGGATGGAATCACATCCAAGTTTGGCGAAATCTCCACGCAGGTCGTCGGTCTTGGAAGTAAAATTGCGTCCTCGTTTTCTTCTCTGATTGGACCAATCTCGGCATCCGGCAAGGCGATCAGTATTGGCCTTTCTTCTGGCGTTTTGAGCCAGTTCCCATCTATCATCGCTGGCATTGCCGGGCTTATCGGTCAAATTGGAGCTGCATTTATGGGCATCTTGCAGACTATCGGCAGTGTTTTGACCTCTCTTGGCATTCCAACCGGCGTCATCATGATTGCTGGCGGCGTTGCAATTGCAGCCGCCATCGCAGGAATTGTCGGAACGCTTGTTGGAAAGTACGGAACAAGCTCCAGCCCGTCCGTAGACAATAACTACTCGAGCTATCCTGGCACGAGCGATTATGATTCCGCCAATGGCTCCAATACATCTGCCGGTAGCTATTACCCAAGTTCTTCCGCTAGCGGAGCAAGCCCCGCAGAGCTCCGTAGCGCAGTCCACGACGGGTGCTATAACGCATTCCTTGACATCTTCCAGCGGTACGGAGACGAGCTTACCGGAGGGAAAGAGCTCAAGATTTACCTTGACGGAAAGCAAATCACTGCGTCCGTTGAGAAACGGCAGTCTGAGCGTGGGTTCCAGATTATGGGAGACGAAGTTTACAGCTACTAAGGAGGTTTACGTTTTATGCAATCTCTCGTCACAGTAAATGGCAGAGAGCTGCCTGAGCCTTCCTCCTACGACGCTACAACAAGCACTATAGTCGATTCTGGACGAAACGTACAAGGCAAAGTCGTTGGGTCTGTGGTGCGGCACGATGTTGCGAAGATTTCTCTAAAATGGAATTATCTTACCGCAAGACAGTGGGCGGACGTCATCGGGCCGTTCACCACAAACTTTTACTGCACTGTTCGGTTTTATAACCAAGCGACTGCAAGCTACACGACAAGGCAAATGTATGTTTCCGATAGAACAGCTGGGATGTGGAGGCGTTCTCCGTCCAACGGAAACGTTATGGGATGGGTCGGAGCGGCCCTTAGCCTCGTTGAAGTTTAAGAGAGGTGATTATTTATGGGCTTTCTGCCTTCCGACAAGTGGCTTGAACAATACGACAAGACACTCGTTCCGGAGATGTTTGTTCGCATCACTTACCACGTCTCTGACGATAAGGCCCAAGCAGACGCCATTGCCAGCTCTTCTAACCAGGCTTTATTCAGCAACACGTTGTCTGTCACAGATCTTGATTCTGCTTCTTTGGCCAATTATGCCACCGGAGAACCTAATTTGTGGGTCCTTGACGGGAGCAAACTTTTGGTCCCAGGTTCAGAGCCCTACGAAAACGCTGGGTATTTAAGTATGGATTGTGTTTCTGACACAAACCATCCGATTATCACTTTCTCTTTCAGTAAAACACACACTGAAAGAATCCCCGGAATTACAATCGTGTGGTCGTCCGCTTTAAATGAATATGCAAAATCTTTTAAATTGACAGTCTATAACGGCAGCGAGCTTGTTGCAACAAAACAAGTTGACGACAACCAGTCTGTTGAATCCTCTGTAGATTTTGAGATTTCCGGATATGATTCAATCAGTCTGGAAATTTTAGAGTGGTGCATCCAGGGCCGCAGAGCAAGAGTGGAGCAAGTTGAATTTGGTCTGCGTGTCCAATTTAACAAAGCGGATTTGCTTTCTTATACGCACGAATCAAAACGAGACCCGATTTCTGGGCAGCTTTCCAAAGATTCCGTTTCGTTTTCCGTTGACAACTCCGAACAACGCTGGAACCCGGTAAATCCAGGTGGACTTTATCGGTATCTTTATGAACGTCAGGAAATTTCAGTTCAGTACGGCATGGACATTGGAGATGCGGTCGAATGGATTGACGGAGGAAAGTTCTTTCTTTCTGGGTGGACAATTCCAGCAAATGGCATAACGGCGTCGTTTGATGCCAGGGACGCTTTGTCTTTCCTCCAAGATTCCATCTATACCGGGCACACGAGCGGAACGCTTTATCAGATGTGCTTTGATGCATTGGAACTTCTGGATGTTTCCGGGATATCTTATGAAATTTCGGAAGAATTAAAGAACTATTCTTCCGACATTTCCTCCGATGCTTCCTCTTATAAAAACGTAGACGTTCTTCAGCTTGCTGCAAACGCAGCCGGGATGGCTCTTTACCAATCCAGAGATGGGGTCATTCACATTGAACGTGTCCCTCTTGTTCCAGTCACGAGGTCTGGTATTGAGGAAATATCGCTCTTGAATATCTTTAAATACCCAGAAATAACGTTTTCGACAAAAATAAAAAACGTATCGTGCAAGGTTGGCGGCGAATCCGTTTTTTATCCAGCCGGAGCTAGTGGGAACGGAGCGACCCAAAGCATCAATAATCCGCTTGTATCGAAATCTGTATTTTCTAGCGCAAAAAATGCGTTGACCGAAACATACGCACTTCTTTCTAACAGAAGAAAGGTAAACTTGGAATTTCGTGCAAGCCCTCATATTGATGCGTTGTCTTTTGTTAGAGCAAACCATCAGTTTGGATATGCATCGAACGTTCTCGTTACGGATGCCAAGTATACCTTTAATGGCTGTTTTAAAGGGACGATGGAAGGATATATGGTGGAAAGCGTAAGTGCCCTTAGACTTGACAAGGGCTCCGTTTTTGTGGCTCCTGGAGAGACCGTTCGTTTAACCGCAACGCTTGTCCCTTCCTCAGAGGATTCCCCGGCAATCGGATGGGAAGCATCTCCTCCCGGCGTTGTTTCCATTTCGGTCGCTTCCAACAAAGGCGGCGTTTCTGCTTGCGACATTTCTTTTGTTTCCAGTGGAGATGCCGTAGTCACAGCCTTCGTATCTTCCGTATCTGCAAAGTGTACCGTTATCAGTCAGGCTCCGTCTTTGTCGGATATGCCGGAAGGATCGTCTGTTTACATTCAAGAAAGTGGTGCGGATGTAGAGTTTGTTGTCGCAAAAAATGGGTATGAGCCTGGCTTAAATGGTCCCGGTAGAACACTTCTTATCAGGAAAGAACCTCTTGCTGAAACAGTGTGGAACCAGACGCACGTCAATACATACGCTGGAAGTTCCATCGACAAATTGTTGAATGGCGATTACAAAAACAAATTCAACGATGCCGTCAAGTCCGCAATGGGGTTTACCTCTTTCTATTACACGGTAGGCGGTAGCACTACGGAAATCAGAACGCTTTCTCGCAGTGTTTTTCTCCCGTCTATTTATGAGATGTTTGACCCGGAAGACAAAAACGCAGATGTTTATGTAAATGGCAGTAACCCATTTTTCAAAAAAGAAGGTTCTGTACTACCAAAGCAAACCCGAAATGTTTTTGTTCAGTCTTATGATGATTCCGCCAATCGTCTTATCCGCAGATGGTCACGTTCCCCTGCATGGCGAGATTTTGATGGAAACCATATCGTGGGCCAACTCGTTGGGACTTACAGTCTTGGAACGTCTAGTGCAGGTAGGATTTTTTTCCTCACAGAGCAGTACAATGCTTGGAGCTCTAACAAGTTCAGCCCTGCTTTCACGCTTCCGTCCACGACTAAAGTCGGCAACGGCAAAAAGATTTTGCTTTAAGGAGGGACTATGGCGATTTGGATTACAGACAGAAGCCAAGACGATGTTGACCGCCTAAAGTTCATTTACGGCAAAGCCGTGAACGGGACCTGGACGGATGAGGAAAAAGCAGAGTGGCTTTCCGGTATGAAAGGGGCTCTTGACTACAGAGATTTTTCGAGAATAGAAACCGGCATATCAGAGCTTGCTTCACTTCTTGGTGCGGACGTAGATGTCAAGACGGACTGGAACATAAACGGGTATCTTACCACGTCAGATGCTACTAGGTGGCTGTCGAATATCGAATCTATTCGTTCTAAAAACTCAGGAGACGCCAAAACTGCGCCGACACCTACGTCTATGGATAGGCTCGGATTCGAGACAATGAACCAACTTGAAAGCATTTTGTCAGACATAGAATCAATCGCCAAAACTTACGTTACTTTTTCTGGCGAATACATGGCTGGGGAGGACCAATATGGTTTTTGAAGACCGCATATCAAAATATCCTGGCAGGTGGACGTTAGTCCGTGAGGATGGGTCGTCTGAAGTTGTAACGCTTGTCCGAAACGACGAACCCATAAAGGATGGTACACCAATCAACGCATCCACTTTAAATGAGCTGAGTACAGTTGCAGGTGCCATCAACGCAAAAGAGGAAGCCGTTTCTGCGGCAAATTCCGCTGCGGAAGAACGTGCAAAAGCAGAACAGGCTGCAAAAAATGCCGCAAAAGATGTTTCTGCAATTGTAAAAGCGGACTCTGAAAATTCAGCTTTGTCTGCGGCTGCTGCCAAGACAAGCGAAACCAATTCAAAGCGTTCGGAATCTCAGTCTGCTACTTATTTGCAGGGCACAAAAGAATACTTTGAGCAGGTCCGCACCATCACCATCGGTGCACAGGGGTGGTACGCCACGCCGGAAGCTCTGAAAGCCGCTGTTCCCATAGGCGAAAATGGCTGGTGGGCGGTCGTTGGTACCACAGACACTATTTGGACGTGGGACGGTGACACCGGCGCGTGGGTCGATACCCGCAAAGAGGTGGACCTGTCAGACTACCTGACGCAGGACCAGATCAGAAAGCTGCTTGAGCAGTACATGCCCCTTCGCCCCGCTACGGCGGACCAGCTGGGCGGCGTGAAGGTGGGCGACTATCTGGACATCGCCCCGGACGGCACCCTCAGCGCCAAAACGCTCAATGACAAGATCGCTGCCGCCGTGGCGGTAAAGTCGGAGCCCCGGCTGGTGTGGAACCACTACGAAGAAACCGGAAAAAAGTGGAAGACCTACGATATCAAAATGCCAGACGGCCTGGACTACGTGCACGTCAAGACGAAATATAACAGCCCTACCGGCAGGTACGGCGAGGAAGTAGACATTGCAAAAGGCAGCACCGCCAATCATAACTACGGAAACGGCACTGGAATTTTCGCATCCAACACGACTTTCCAGACAAACGGGACCCTGCACTTTGCAACAGAAATGTCGACCGGCGGCTACACCGTAGAGATCTGGCTCACCGGCTACCACTACCCCACCCTTGCCGAACTGCTGACCGAGACCCAGGCCGCGCAGGCGGACACGGATGCCCTGGCGGTAGATCATGAATACCGCGTCGCCCTGCTGGAACTGGGGATGACCGACGACACCACCACTGACACCACCACATAAGGAGGTAAAAACTATGTTGTATCGTATCTGTAAACGCCTGATCGAGCGCGGCCAGACCGCTGGCCTTGCGGAAAAAATTGATGTTTTTTACGCACTCGGCCGCATCACCGAGGCCGAGTACAAAGAGCTGACCGAGCTGCTGGCCCAGCAGGAAACCGCCCATGGCACTTAATGCCTACTCTTGGGCCCTGGAGGTTGATCGCAATAAACAACACATTTTTGACCGCACTTTTTAACTTTTTGAGCCGGTTCTTTGCCGCTTTGGCGGAAGAACAGGCAGAACAGGAGGACACGATGGCATCTGTGACCGAGTGGACGGGAGACCCGCCATACCGCTACATCGACGTAAGCCGGTATCAGGGCAACATTACACCGGAGGGCTGGAAGAATGTCAAGGCCGCTGGCTATCAGGGTGTCATGCTCAAGACCGTCAGCACAAACCGCAGGCTCTCCAAGCGAGCAGACGGCCTGTACATCGACCCGACCTTTGAAGCGAACTATCGCAACGCAAAGGCGGCAGGTCTGGCGGTGGGCGTGTATTACTACACCTACGCCACCAGCGAGGCGATGGCCGATGCAGAACTTTCCCTGCTGGCTGACGCCCTGCGTGGCAAGACACTGGAAATGCCTGTGGCAGTGGACGTGGAGGACAACAAATTCAGGGTTCTTGGCAAGCAGGCGCTGACCGACCTGACAGCCTACGCCCTGAAAAAGGTGGAGGACATGGGCTTTTATGCCCAGCTCTATACATACACCAGCTTTGCTAAGACGCGCCTGTATATGGGCGGCGCTGCTCTCAGCCCCTACGACGTTTGGCTGGCCGACTACACCGGCAAGACGCCTGCCGTAACCTTTGCCTACAACGCTCACCAGCACACCAGTAAGGGCAGCGTGCCTGGTATCTCCGGCAACGTAGATCTCAACGTCACTACCCTCAACTACCCCCGTATCATCAGCAAGAAGGGTCTGACCCGTCTCCGGGAGGGTAAATGACCGAAAAAGAAGCTTTACTGTGGGTGCTTGGCGTCCTGGGCAGCCTGTGCGCTGCGACCATCACCATCGACAAGGTGCTGGAAATTATACACAAGTACGTCAAAAAGGCACAGGAGCCGGACAACGCGCAGAATAAGCGCATTGACACCATTGAAAAGCGACTGGCTGCGGTAGAAACCGTTTCCACGCAGCACGCCGCGGCCCTTAGACGCGACATGACGCGATTTGACGGCATCGATGAAGAAATGCGTCTCGTGCTTGTTGGCGTACAGAATCTTTTGGATGCGCAACTGTCCGGCAACAACCGCGAAGGTATGCAAAAAAGCAAATCCGATATCAACAACTACCTACTGAAAGGAGTAACGAATCATGGAAGCAATCTTTAACTTTATCCCCGCACCCATCGCACTGGTGCTGATGGCCCTGGGCTTTATCTCTCTGGCCGTAGGTGCCATCCGGCTGGGCTACAAGCAGTACGTCAAGAAGTGGGCGCTGGAGCTCGTGACCATCGCTGAGGACAGCATCATGGGCAGCGGTCAGGGTGCCAAGAAAAAGGCACAGGTCTTTGCCGCGCTGCGCGGCGCACTGCCGGACTGGATGAAGCCTTTCATCACCGATGAAGTGCTGGACAGTGTGATCGAAAAGGCCGTCAGCATGATGAAAAAGGCACTGGCAGAAAAGAAGCCTACCATCAACAAGGGGTAATTTATGATCGAGCAAAGCGTATCTCTCGCATCCAATGGCGTCGTCAAAGTGCCGGGCTATGAGCAGCTGGTGCGCTTTGGCTACACCAAGAACCGGGGCGTGTACCGCCTTGCTGTCACCGCCACTGGCGAGTGGGAAGGGCTGGCTATTCGCTGCTTCTGGCACGTCCCGGACGGCAAAGACCCGGCATCATCGCTGGTGGTGGACGGCTATGTGGCCGTGCCCGCCAGCGTGACCGCCAAAACCGGCTCCGGCTGTGTGACCTTTGAGGGCAGCGACGGCACAAAGACCGTCACCAGCGCAGACCTGCGGTATCGTGTCAGTGCCAACTCAGGCACGGAGGATGGCACAGAGCCGGAGCCGGGCACCCCTGCATGGCAGCAGTTGGTGGATGCCGTGCACACCGATGCCACCGCCGCAGAGCAGGCTAAGGTCGATGCACAGACGGCAGCACAGCAGGCCGGAGCATCTGCCGGTGCTGCTGCCACAAGCGCTGCCAATGCAGACCAGAGTGCTCAGGAAGCCGCTGGCAGCCTGCAGGAGCTCAAGAACGGCATCGCAAGCGGTGACTTTAAGGGCGACAAGGGCGACACTGGACCCATCGGCCCGGTCGGCCCGCAGGGCGCACAGGGCCCTCAAGGCCCCACAGGCGCTACGGGTGCCACTGGCCCACAGGGCGAGACAGGCCCTCGTGGTGAGCAGGGGCCACAGGGGCCTAAAGGTGACCCCGGCCCGGCAGGTGCAGACGGCAAAGATGGCACACAAATCAATGATACCACCGTGGGCTCCGACGCATGGAGCAGCAAGCACATCGTGGATATGCTCTGTCCACCGCTGGAAGAAACCGGGAACCCCGTTGCTTGCTACCCTGTGTCAGGTTATCCGCTGGGCTGCAAGGCGAGCTGGGAACCCGCGCAGGATGGTAGCGGCGAACCTAGCCCCGAAAACATTCGTCCCATCAAGGGACGTGACAGCGTCGCAGTGACAAGGTGCGGGGAGAACCTGCTGAATATCGCTCCGTTCACCAAACAGACAATGCAAGGCATCTCTTATGAGTATGTAGTCAACGGCGGTATTCATATTTCCGGCACCGCACTGGCTAATGCGGTTAGCCCAATGTTTTCGGTTTGGTATCTGCCGCCCGGAAAATACTACGGGCTAGATTCGGGCAAAGGAATTGGCTCTAGCATTGTGGTGCAAAGAAATGGGAAGAACGTTTGGTTAAGCGTCAAAGGCACTTTTGTGATTTTGGCTGGGGACGTAATTAAGTTTTGGTGCTTGAGTGTGAATAGCGGCACAACGCTTGATAAAACCGTATATCCGTATATTGTTCCTGGCACCACTGCCCCCACCGCCTACACACCTTACATCGGCCAAACCGCCACCCTGACCCTGCCTGAAACCATCTACGGCGGCACGGTGGACGCAGTGAGCGGGAGCTGTGAGAAAGCATGGAACGAAATTGCACTTATCAATACATATAGTTGGTACGCATCAACGAACCAATATAGAACTTTTTACTGCGTTAATATAAAAAATATAACACGGACCACCATCGAAAATAGTGAATATGCTAAAAACTGGAAATGCACTCATTTCAAAAGCGAAGCGTATTCTCATGCTCAAAGCGGAGACAGGAATAATACAGTGTCTTTTCAGAGCGATAGAGAAACGCTAGCTATTACTTTCCCCGGAACCATAGATGAGCTTAAATCCTATCTCGCCGCCCAGTACGCCGCAGGAACACCTGTGCAAGTCTGTTACAAGCTGGCAGAGCCTGTGCCCTTCACTGCGATAGGCGCACAGCCTATTCCAGCTCTGAGCGGCGTGAACACGGTCATAACCGACGCAGACAGCGTGACTGTGACGGGACGCGCAGACCCGATTAAGCGGATCACTGACCTTGAGGACGCAGTAGCGTCCATGACCTAAAGGAGGTACATACATATGGCAATCAAATCCAAAGCCAGGCACGACCTGACGTTACGCTCCATTAAGCGGGAGATCGCCGCCGGACGCGACGTTGCGTTCTGGCTGGATAAAACATACATGCACTACGACAACGGACTGCTGACCGCAGATGACATCGCAGAGGTGGAAGCCCTTGCACAAGCGTACTACGATGCGCTGGATGCGGAAGACAAGGCAGACGCTGAGGAAATCACACTGTAAGGAGGATATCATGGCAAGCACTACATATCTGCAACATGCGTTAAAATGGGCGGTTTTCACGAATGAAGTCCGCCTTGACGGCGAAACGGTGACAAAACGTCACCATTTTGCCAGCATTGGCAATATGGTGCGCAACGCCGGACAGCTGCCGCAGCCTTTCTGGCTCGGTGCTACCTGTGGCGGCGGCTCGCATAGTCTTTCCGCCAGCGTTGCAAGGGCTTAATGCAGAACAGATAAAAGCTGTGATAAAACGCGCGCCGCTTGGGAGGTATGACCGGAAAATCGCCCGGTTGCGGTACGTTGACCAGCTATGCCAAGTTGATATTGCAGCGCGTGTTCCGTATTGTCGGACATCAATCGGCAATAGGCTGAAAATTATTGATAAAATGCTGGATGTGTGATATCATAATCTTAATTGGGTGCGATTTTTTACGAAATCGCATTGAAGCGGCAGGCTTTCGGGTCTGCCGCTTTTCTTTTTTCACGATTTGTGGTATAATAATCTCAACAAATCCACCCGGCCTCTCGAAGAAGCGCATTAGGGTGGATATTTGCCAGCTAGCCCAGTGCTTTATCTGGGAATGAAAAAAGCGGTTGCCAGATAGGCGCCGATCAGTCTCCCGCCCGCCTACTTGCAGTGCGTACCATGCGGGAGACGATTTTATATGGTGATGCTTATGTGCAATACAAAAGAAGAACGAGTGGCAAGAATTGCAAAATACTACACCACTTTTCATCTGTTTGGAGATTGGTATCTTATTCGGTATTGGCCTAGACACTGCCACAGCTGGAAGCGATTTATTCCGCTGTATACTCCTACGCACATAAGCTGATAAGCAAAAAATCCCCTGTTTTGCCGAAGCCCTGCGTTCCACGCGGGGTACGTTGTAGTCAAAGTGGGGGATTTTGTTTTATTTGCACTAGTTTTGCCGAAAGCATTGCCATATATTGGATGATGTGATATCTTAGCATTGCACTCCAAAGTGTGTGCCCTTATCAGTTAAGCGCTCATGCGGATTTTTCCGTGTGGGCGCTTTTCTTTTTTTGTCCTTCGTTTGACGTTCGTTGTCTTTCGTTTTTTTCCGATGCGGTACACTGGATGCAATAGGAGGGATGTATTATGAGCTATTACCCGACACCCGGAGCGCCTTACGTTCCGCAGCAGCCTGTCAATCCTTACGGCGGCATGGGAACAGTTGGGCTTGCCACTCCCCTACCGAACGCGCAGATGCAACAGGCACAACCGCAGCGTCCGCAGCCGATGAATGGGCAGCAGCCTGTTCAGCAATCGGTACAAGATGGCGGTTGGCTGCTCGGCAGACCTGTTTCCAGCAGGGAGGAATTTCTGGCAATACCGTCTGACCTGTACGGCAGACCGACCTACTGCCCAGACTTGCGCAGTGGCGTGATCTACTGCAAGCGTCTCAACCCAGACACCTGTGAATCCTATGTGCAGGAGTTTTACAGCCCGGAAGCATGGCGCCAGATGCAGGCGCAACAGGCACAGCAGACCGCTGCACCGACACAGCAGTATGTGCCTATTGAGCAGTACAACACCCTCGTCCACCGTCTGGATGAGCTGGAAAAGTGGCAGAAGAGCTTTTCTAAGCCAGCTGCCGCAGCGAAGAAAGGAGAATAAGCGATGTCCTCTCCGTTTGATATGATTACTCATAGCCCCATCATGCAGCTTGCAAATCTGGCTCGCGCCGGGCAAAACCCGATGGGGCTTATCCAGCAGTTAAGCGGGCAGAATGCTCCTATCATGCAGGGTTTGAACCTGATTCAGGGTAAGAACGAAGCGCAACTCAGGACGATGGCGCAGAACCTCGCCAAAGAGCGTGGCATCGACCTGAACCAGCTGGCAAGCGTCCTGAATCTGACGCTGCCCCGATAACGCATCCCTCTAAGCGAAACGCTTCTCAGTTTTGCGGACTTGACAAAAACCGCTTTGATTTGGCTTTGCCCGCTGCACACGGTAGCGGGATAGCATAACGCAAAACTGAAAGGAGTTTTGTTATGGACGATTTTGCAACTGGCTATCTGGCTGGGCAGGATGGTGGCAATAACAACGGTGGATTCTTCGGCAACGAAGGTCTGTGGGCGGTTATCATCCTCGCCATCATCTTCGGCTGGGGCACAAACGGCTATGGCCGGAACGGCGGTGACAACGGCATGAACAGCTACATCCCCTATCTGGTCGGCACTGGCGCAACTGGTCAGGGTGGTAACGACACCCGTGCGGCTCTGTCTGAGGGCTTCTACCAGCAAGACACCTCCCGCTCTCTGGCGGGCATCCAGAGCGGTATCTGCTCTCTGGGCTATGACCAGCTGGCACAGATCAACGGAATCAACGCCAACATTGCGAACGGCTTTGCTGGCGTGAACAGCGCAATCTGTCAGCTTGGCTACCAGAACGCACAGCTCATAAACGGCCTGGAACGCAGCGTGTCCAACGGTGACAACGCCATCAGCCTTGCCATCATGCAGGAGGGCAACGCCCGGCAGGCCGGTCAGACCGCACTTGCTACGCAGCTGGCATCTTGCTGCTGCGAGAACAAGCAGCTGATCGGCGACCTGAAATACACCATCGCAACGGAGGACTGCGCTACCCGTCAGGCTATCGCAGACAACGCCCGCGCCATCGTGGACAACTGCAACGCCAACTTCCGCAGCATGATGGACTACTTCACGCAGGATAAGATTGCCACTCTGACTGCTGAGAACCAGAGCCTCAAGTTCGCGGCTTCTCAGGACCGTCAGAATGCGCTTCTGACCACCGTGATGTCTCAGCAGACTGACACCATCCTGAACCGGGTCAATCCTCGTCCGATTCCCGCTTATCAGGTGGCAAACCCCAACGTGGGCGTGAACTGCTGCGGCTGCTGCTAACCAACGCACTCCCCGATAAAACCGGGTGAACCATCGGGGCAGGGGTAAGACACCTCTGCCCCTGATTTTTTAGGAGGAAAACATTATGGCTTGCAAAACAAGCTGCAAACTCTGCCCGCACTTGGTCATCAGTCAGGCAGTCACGTTCGCCAACGATACGCTGACTATCAACATCCCTGCTGGCTCATACCAGAACGGAGAGAAGTATTGCATCGTGGTTGCCCAGAGCATCCCGGACACGACCACCATCAACGCCCCTGTTGTCATTACCATTGGCGCAGGCACGACCGCATACCCTCTGACAGACTGCAACTGCGCTCAGGCAACCGCTGAGAGCATCCACACTCGCACCCGCTACGCTACCCGTGTGGCAACGTCTGCGACCGGCACAGGCACGTTCAAGTATCTTGGCTGCTTCTGCCGCTCCCACGCTGGTGCGCCCGCGTCCATTTCTTGAGGAGGTATAGATTATGGGCAAGACTAATTTTCGCCGCATGATGATGCTCCGTGAACACGACAAAGACCGTGAGCCGGAACGTGACCGCCTTGAGGAAGAGCGTGACCGCAGGGAACGCGAACTTGAACGACGTCTGCGTAAGCTGGAAGGTGGCAACGACCGCTATCCATATTATCCGCAGGAGGAGAATCGCTACATCGACCCCTACCCTATCCCCCGCTACCCTGACGTAGAGTATGGGCGCAAGATGCCGCAAATCGGCTTCTCGCAGAACGGCGACTGGGACAAGCAGTCTGGGCAGTACGAACGTGGCGGTGCTGACAGCCGCTCCATCAAGATGCCACGCCAGCACCTCACCCACGATGAAGCGGAGGAATGGTGCGATAGCATGGTGAACGCTGACGGCACAAAGGGCTGTCACTGGACGTTGGAACAGACACAGGACGTTGCCAAACAGCGTAATATAAACTGTGACCCAAACGATTTCTGGGCTGTTATGAACATGATGTACTCGGATTATTGTCAGGTCGCAAAGCGTCAGTCCGTTGACACTCCGGGCTTCTACGCTGACATGGCAAAGGCGTTCCTTGAGGACGCAGATGCCGCAGATGGCAAGGCATATCTCTACTGGGATTGCATTGCTGATAAGTAAAACGAACCCCTGTGTAGCCTTGATTGGTTGCACAGGGGGTTCGTTTTGTTATTCATCAAAAATATTTTCGACTGGCGCAAATGTGATGCTTTCCATTCCAAACTTGCACATCGGGCAAATCCAAACATAGCTTCCATCCATGAATTTTCTGTCCATGAATTTTTCTTCTATCTTCATGTCTTTACCTTTTACCCAAGCAACCGTTCCGCAATGTTGACATCTAAAGCCAACCGCAAATTTTTCTTTTTCTCTGCAAGTCAAGCTTTCGAGTGAAGCTTTATCGTTCATGTTCTTCCTTTCTCCCCTGTGCGGTCATTGTGACTACACAGGGGTTTATTGTTATCTCCAAATCATAAAGCACTTATTGTCTACGCAATCTTGAAGAATTTCTTTGAAGTCCTTGAACTTTGCAGGATTTTCTCTGCCCGCATATCCGTAAATAATGCTATCGTCATAATCACCTATAACTTTCAAGATTTGCTTGCAGGCACCGTATCTGATTTTTCCGTCACAGTCCGATTGATAAAGGAAATCTGCAATTTTGATTGGAAGTTCCTTGCTTTCAACCAATCGCTCTGTTTCGTCATTGTACGATTCAAGAGCGTGTTCTTTTTCGGGAGATGGTATGTCGAAAATGTCATCAAGCTTTTTATAGTGTTCTCCGACTTCCGAACTAACAAGTTCTGCAACTTTCGTTCTCAACTTGAAAAAACCGAAATAGCCCACATCTATTTCACGCCCAGTCTTTTTGCATTTGATTGTTACGCCCATTCGTTAATCCTCCAAGAAATCCTCCAACTCAATCTTCCCCTCTGCCGCTGCAACTGCCAGAGCGTACACGAACTGCCCAATCGTCATTCCGTGCCGTCTGGCTTCACGGTTGATGTACTTGCGTTCTTCCTCGCTCATAAGAATGGTAATACGCTTTGAACGCTTGCCATCACCGCTTGCAACGCCCTGATGCGATTCCGGCATCGGGATTTTTTTCTTTGTCAAGCCAGCTTCGGCTAGCGCACTTGGAACATCGCCCTGTTCGATAAGACGTTGAACTTCCTTTGCCTGTTTCAGCTTCTTTGGCTTACTTTCGCTTACTACGGCATTGTTTGGCTGTGTTTCGCTGTCTTTGGCTTGCTTCGGCTTAATACTGCTTAACTGTGCTTCATTAGGCTGTACATGGCTGTCTGCGGCTTCACTGGGCTTAATCGGTGCTTGTTCGGCTTCGTTCGGCTTTGCTTGGCTTACTTCTTCTTCCTTTGGCTCACTTCGGCTTAATGGCTGTTCCAAAAAAATAGGCTGAAAATCAAACCCGCCAAGCAAACCTGTTGATTTTTTGCTGGTTGATTTCATTCTGTGTCAGCCTCCTCATAATCCGAATCTTCAAAGGACGGAGCTTCTGGTAACGGCATCCAATGCGTCGCTCCAAGATTATTACACCAATCTGTTTTCCAAATAGGTTTTCCACCGTCTTCTGGATAGAAGTAACACTGTGCAATATCTGTTCCTGTCAACGGCGATGCAACGAGGACAGGATTGCTTTCAAGTTCTCCGTTTATATCCACCATTTCGGGGTAGTGGTCGCTCACTTTAATCCATTCCTTGCTCCATAACCATTTTTCCTTGAAATACTGTACATCCTTCTTATACTGCTCTTTATCAGTGTCGCCACTTCTGTACCAATCACAGCTATGCAAAACACAAAGCAAATCGTACAGAAGCATACTTAAATCTTTGTCTCCAAGCGGATTTTCTTTTCGTGCAATAATCGAAAGCTCTTTTACACGTTCATCTGCAAGGTTATAATCTGGGTAGCAGTGCTGATAAATAGCATTTGCAAGGCTGTCATTTTGATAATCCCAATGTCCACCGCTCATTTTTCTTCTCCTTTTACAATAATCTCTGCCAACGCCTTGAAATCCTCTGCGCTGGTACTCTTTGCCGTGTCGCCGCTGAACAGGCTGTGCCGCTCTGCCTGCGCTTTACGAACGCCCATAGACGGTCTAATCTTCACGTCCAACAGCGTTGTCCCCATGCTCTGTGCAATCACAGGAAGCTGCTCCACAACCTCTTTGGACAGGTTCTCACGGCTCTTGTACTGGTTCAGAAGCAAACCTTCAATCTTCAAAGTTGGGTTGAAGTATCTGCGAACATCGCCGATGGTCTGCGAAAGCTGGCTTAATCCGGCAAGTGCATATCGGTCTGCTGTGATTGGAACGATGATACTGTTGGCGGCGATCAGCGCGTTCACAAGCGCAAGACCAAGCTGCGGGGGAGTGTCCAGCACAATGTAATCGTACTGCCCGGACACGCTCTCAAGGGCTTCTCGCAGACGGAAGTTCTTGCCCATGTCCCGGACAAGCTGCTCGTCAATGTCCTTCAACGCGCTATCAGACGGCAGAATGTCACCAGCTTCACAGTGCTGGATCCCTTCTTCGACCGTTCCCTGCCGTGTCATCACATCAAACAGGGTGCATACGTCCTCTGTCTGTGCGCCGTAGGTGTCCGTTGCGTTGCACTGGGCATCGCAGTCCACCAGCAGAACTTTCTTGCCAAGCAACTGCAACGCACCTGCTAGACAGGTGCTTGTGGTAGTCTTTCCTGTGCCGCCTTTCTGGTTGGCGACAGCTATGATTTTTGCCATTTTTATTCTCCCCATATTACAAAATAACCGTTATACTTAAATTTTTTTGTAGCCTTACCAGCTTCAATTAGCGCCTTTCCTTCCTCAATCGCTTCGTCTGGTTCTACAGTGCCATGTCCACGAGAGCCTACCATTACATGAATCGGCGTATCAATTCCGTCCCCAACGGCGAAAAACTCAACTCTGTTACAGTCAAAGTTGTCTCGCAATTTCGCTATTTCTCTGTACAAAACGGAACTTTGAACTTTTGCCATTTTATCACTCTTTCTTTTTAGTAGAACGGATATGCTGCTTTTATCTCGTCTCCAACCCACAACACAGGCGTGACGTGCCATGCAATTACAGTCCCTTTGATTTCATTACTATCGGAATCAAACCATTTGCCGTTGATTGTATCGTACTTGCCGATTGTGGAACTTTTTTCTCCTGTTTTCTCATCTTCGATGCGAAGTAAAAGCCCACGCGTCCATCCTTCTAGGCTTTTATCCGGCATAACATCTTTAGTCATGTACCACTTGTCCTTGTCATAGCCTTTCGGAAACATTGGAACCATACTCTTTCTCCTTTCTGCATCATCTGCTCAATGTGCTACATCTGACTACTTCAAGAAGCTATCATCAAACGTAGCATAATCGTCAAGGTCTGCTTCTTTCAAAATTGAGTACATATAAGCGCCGGGGTCTTTTTCAATCCTATCAAGTCGCTCGCTGACAAGAATCCTGTATGCATTCTCAATGATGTTCACAACAGCTTCTTTTTTCTTGTTAGGCTTGATGTTCGGATACTTCTCCGGCAATCTCTTTGCCACCAGCTTTGCGGTCAAGATACACTGGCTTTTAGACATCTCCGGCGCAATAGATGCCCAATCCACATCCTCGTATGCGCCGCTGCGGGGCTTTCTGGCAGGTCGTTGGCTCTTTGGAACATCTTTTAACTCTACGCTTTCAACCTCGTTAGCTTCCACGTCTATGACTGGCTCATTAGACTTGAAAGCTACATTGAACTTCACAGCAACTGCATTGCGACCTCTCATGACCTTGTCATATTCAACGCACAGGTCTGATACTTCGTTTATTTCAGCTACCGCAATATCAATGACACGCCGCCTAAGATGCTTGAACTCTTGATAGCTAGGTTCTCTTGCACCAAGCTGTTCCCTTAATCTATCCAACGTAATTTCGGGTTGGCTCACGCCACGTCCGATGAACTCTCGAAGAATTGAATACAGCAAAATGCTATACTGCGATTTCATATTCGCTGTGTAGCGCAAGCGATACTTGACATATCCACGCTCCGCAATGTCAAAGAAAACAGGTTGCAGAAGCGGATTGCAACACAATGACACAGTAATATTCATTAAACTAGGTTCAAAGTTTACAGTTGCTCTACTGAACAAGGGATACAAGTCAAACGAGCCTGAACCGTCACCTCTAGGAACTTCAACGGAGTTGTCGATGAAATGCTTAACCTGTGCTTTCAAATTCCTAGAATTGATTTTTAACCCCAAAAATTCGCAATATTCTTGTAACGTAAACTGAACTGTTGAAGTTTCGGGGTCTCTCGGATTGATACGGCTAAGATACACTTCAAGTAACCGTAGTTCTCCTGCTGTATAATCAGTGAACTTTGCCCAAACAAGCTGTCGGCTCTTTTCAACCAAGTTCCCGCCTTTAATATCGGACACTCTTATCACGCCTCCTCTCGTATAAGAGTATACCACAAACAGGTGCACAAATCAATAGTAAGCGTACACCTGTTTCCACTTTTTGTACACCTAACTGTCCACATTTCATACACCTATTTCCACAATCTGTACACCTATCTCCATTTTTTGTACACCTCTTTACATTATATAAAACAAGACTATTAACAAGATTATAAAATAACTTCTACTAATAGCAGAAGAAGAAAATTTTCCACAAAATCTTTTCTTTCTTTCTTAAAAAGTGGAAAACACAAAGCAAATATCGCTAAATAAACAGATGTTCAACATCCGAAAGGTTGAAACGCTTAACGGTTAGGTTTACCTAACGTGTACAAAAAGTGGATGAAAAACTTTTAATTCGATGCTATGGGGGACGGATTGACGAGCCAACCAATCACAAGCAATAGATTGACGATAATTCGTTATTTATTACGCGCGAATGTTGTCGATTTGCAGCCTATGGGGGACGGATTGACAAGGTGAATTTGCCCGATAGGTGTACAAAAAGTGGATGAACGTGGACAAAATGTTCATCAAAAAATGCGATAGTTCGACAATCAGCCGCTTATATTATTGGGATTCACGGTATAGGAATCGTTAGACTTCATAGCAGCTTCCGTTCCAGCATCCTGCGCCTGATATAGAATCTCCATCTTTGGGGCGGTTCCGTTCGGGTCTGAGTCTGTTTTAGTGGCCTGCGCCATCTCATAGCTACCAGACACCATCCGGCAGACAGCGACCCTGTCTTTCAAGGGCGTGTGGAGGTTTGCCAGAATCTCCGTCAGTACGCCGATGTGGTCTGAACCGTGATCTCCGTACCGAATGTATAACAGGGCATCTATTTCGTAGGAGGAACACTCCATCATAGCATCTATGAGAACCTTCCGTTTCTCCAAATCGGAAAGGCCATCTTCCAGATGCTCCAGCAGCCCTGGGTGAATGCAAGCGTCCATGTATCGAGCCACCGATACGCCGCAACAGGTGAACCAGCGCATAGCCATCGGAAGGGAAATGGCTGCCAGACCTTGCTCCCAATTGGCGACCGTGCCACGATTTACGCCCATCCGTGCCGCCAATTTCTGCTGGCTCAAACCGGAACGCATTCGAGCTATCTCTAATGCTTTGGCTGTTCTTACTAAATATTCATCCATAAATTCTCACCCTTTCAACAAAATCCGGCAAACCTGCCGGGTTCGACAAGCCAAAAAATGGAAAAAGCTGCTATGGAGAACCAACAGCAGCCTATGTTATAACTGTATTGTCAAAAAATTCCAAAGAGGAGTGGAACAAAAATGAAAGAAACTGTAATCTGGAACCATGAACGTATGCCGATCATCGACGGAATGCCTGCAAGCGTTCCCGATGGGCAGCCGCACACACCTGAACCGTGGGAGGAAAGCGAATGAAACGAACCGTAGATGCTCTGATTATTCCATACGCTCGCAAACGGACGTTAGAGCTTGTCCTAAGCCTTTCTGGGTACGAAGCTGATAAAGATGTTTACCTCGAAGCAAAAGGCATCCTGGAACGCGCCGTAGCCGCATTAGACGATGGACGAGACCCAGCAGACAACATCGAACGCATTGACGGACAGCTCGTAGAGCTGTGATTGGAGGAAAGATGGATAGGCGTTGTCCCTTTTGACTTGAACACTCGCGGCTTCCCTGACGTGAAGTAATGGATGTGAAGAAAACATTCGATTTTTACGAAGTTGTTAAAATGATATTGACTGTACAACAGAAAGATGTATAATCGTATCAAATGAACATCCGCACTTGCCGATCGGGAGGATATGCCACAATGAGTGAACAGGAAAGAGCCAAGATTGACCGATTTATTGCATGGCTGCTGGAACACCCTGAAAAGATTCCGGCAGCTAAAGAAATAATAACTAACGCATGACAAAACCCCTTGCGCATAAGGCTACCGAAAGCCCGGCGCAAGGGGTTTTATTTGTACCGGGTCAATCTTCACAGACCTTCATCAGTTTTAAGAACCGGCTAGAATCGGAATTTACAGTTTCGCTTCCGTGATGCCCATCTTCATACGTCACATAAAACGTGACGGTTGTTTTAGATTTTGCGGATGCTGCACCGTAAACAGCACCGGGCAATCCGGCAATTGAACCGCCAACAGCGGAACGGAGTGCGGCGCTTCCGGCCTTCTTGCTTTCACCAGAGCCTACAATCTTTGCGGACACAGGTGTTTCGTACATTTTTGTTTTGAGCTTTTCTCTTTCAAGAAACATATCGTATCCGCGTTTACCTTTTATCAACATCATAGCCCCAATGGCTGCAACGATTAAAAAGGCGGTTGAAGAATACACAAGGAAAATAAATGAAGCAACCAAGAAAAGCGCACCGAAGGCAAATGAAAACCTATCACCCATGTGAGAACTTTTGTCGTTCAGCAGTTCTTCTTTGCTAAATTTCTTTTTGCCCACGCCGTCACCTCACATAGTCCTGATAAGCTTCATCAAAGCTTCACGCTTTTCTTTCGGCATCTCTACTAGCTTCTGCTCAATCCATTTAATATCCGCGTCAACTTCACTTTGCGGCTGCTGGGGCGGGTTTTCTTTATGTTCGCCAGAAACCAAAGCATCTACGCTTGTTCCAAAATAAGAAGCTATCTTATCGAGCGTTTCATATTTCAAGGTTTGCTTTCTACCGTTTTTCAAATCGGTCAAAGACCCACGGCTTGCACCCGATTCCTTGCACATTGTGGTCACATTTACTCCACGCTGCTTGCAGAGTTTTTCAATATTTTCGTACAAGTTTGCCATAATTCCAGTCCTCGCATTGTAAGGTTTGCTGAAATTACGCGAACGCTTAAAAAAGCCTTGCATTTTACGCGAAAGCGTATTATACTAAGACCGTACCGCGAAGGCGTAATGAATGATTTCTAGCAACTTCATTATATTACACTTATGCGTAAAAATCAATAGCCGGAGGTGAAATAATGGCTGAAAAAAAGCCTCTGTGTGACTTTGGCAAACAAATCGAGATTGCTCTTATCCAAAAAGACAAGACCAATGACTGGTTGATTGAAAAAGTCAAGGAGGACACCGGACGATATTTTGACCGTTCTTACCTTTTCAAGGTTAAGACAGGAAAGCTGGAAACGCCCGGCATTAAGAAAAGTATCTGCCGGATTTTGAATATTCAGGATTCGGGAGTGTAAGAAGGGAGAGAAAAAATGGCAAACATTCAAGTTTTTGAATATCAGAACAGCAAAGTTCGCACGGTTGATATGGACGGCGAAGCATGGTTCGTTCTGAAAGACGTGTGCGCTGTGCTTGGTATTAGCAATAACCGCATGGCTGCTGACCGATTAGATGATGACGAAAAGGGTGTCAGTCTGATTGACACCCTTGGCGGCAAACAGGAAATGGTAATCGTCAACGAAAGCGGTTTGTACCATGTCATCCTCCGAAGCGACAAACCGGAAGCGGCTCCGTTCCGTAGATGGGTCACGAACGATGTGCTTCCTGCAATCCGCAAGACTGGAAGCTATAATGCACCGCAGCTTACTCGGTCGCAGCTTCTGGCAACTGCTCTGATCGCAGCGCATGAGGAACTGGAGGAGAAAGACAAGCGGATTGCAGAGCTGACACCGGATGCTGAGTTCGCTCGTGCTGTGTGCATTGCGGACAACTGCCGGACGGCCACCAGCATTGCAAAGGACTACGGTCTGACTGCTGAAAAGCTGAACAAGCTGCTTTACAGCCAGCGAGTCCAGTACAAAGACAGCGACGGTCAGTGGGTGCTGTACAAACCCTATCAGGGCAAGGGCTACACTAAGAACCGCAAAGGTAAGGCTATTCAGCGCTCCAACGGCAAGACTTATATCCCGAACACGACAGTTTGGACGGTCGAGGGTGAAAAGCTCATCCATGAGCAGCTCAAGAAGCTGGGCATCACGCCGAGAATCGAGACCAGGGCTGTTGCAGAACAGCAAGACTTCGGAGGATGGGAGGACTGAACATGGAGCAGATTATCACCTTGAAAGTAGACCTTGAATACCCGGAAGAAGCGCACCACGCCATTGACGAGGCGGTCAAGGTCTATGAAGCGGACAAGCTGAAGTGGACAGAAGGAGAACTCATCGAAGCAAAGCTTATGGCAATGCGTATTATGAACCGACTGTGTTTGGATGGGTATAGCATCGAATGGTGCAGAGTCACGGAAGCGTATGACTACAAGGCAGTTTCTGTTTGGCTTAGTAAACCGGATAATGAAAGCTTTAAGAGAAATGCAACGTGCTGCATCCCTTCTGCTTCTTTTGATATTTGGGTTGCCAAATGTGTCTGCCTGTGTCGGACTACCGGCAGGGATGTGCCTGCGTTCATCACCAAAAAGGCTGGTGAGTGCTGGTGATGGAATTTCGCAAAGCGCAAAGCCACAAGCGCAGACTGAAGCTGGCAATGGCTGCTGGCGTGTCAAGAAACGATGCCAACAAGGTGCTGTGGATGGAGAAATCCATCAACCAGTGCTTTGAACGTCACAATCGGGAATCCAGACTGAAAGAGGAGATGCAGCGTGGAAGAAAAGTACTGTGAGCGTTGCGGCCTGTATCTTGGCGTTGTCAGACCGACAAAAAAGTACTGTTCAGAATGCAAGCGCAAGGTTGACAAAGAGCGTGACAGGAAACGCAAGAAGGCAGCGCACAAACCGGAAAAGACGTTTCCGTCCATCGGAGAAGTACAAGCCCTTGCGGACAAACTGGGCAAGCATTACGGCGAAGTGTCACAGATGCTCGCAACAGGGGAGTTGACCTATGAACGGTAAATATTACGGTCAGCTGGAAATCCGCTGGCACAGCCGGGAGAAAGACCGACTAAGACACATCGAGAAAGAAAGAGTGAACAAAAATGAAAAAAATCAAAGTCAGAATCACATTCATCGAAGCGGTTCTCGGCACTTGGCCTAGCAACCAGAACATCGCGCGAGAGTTCATCGCCAGCAAGTCCCCTGATGCAAACACCATCGAGGATGAGGTGGCAGCTCTGGGCGCTGATGCCGTAGCAGACAAGGGCATGACCGTGTTCCCTCGCAATGAGAACGGCGAACCCATCCTGTATGACTATCAGATCAAGGGCTTCTTCAAGGATTCTTGCGGTATGCTGGGGCGTATCGGTGGCAAGACCGAAATCGGCAAGAAGAAAGCCGTCAACGAATCCGGCAAGCTGACAGCCTACAAGAAGGTCATTGATGGTCTGATTTTCATTCAGCCCCGCATGATTCCCATTCATGTGAACGGCGAGATTACCGAGTGCCAGCGCCCGCTTCGCGCACAGACCGCGCAGGGCGAGCGCGTCAGTCTTGCCAACAGCGAGCAGATTCCAGCTGGTTCGACCTGCGAGTTTGAAATCGTTCTTCTGGACGATTCTCACGAGAAGGTCGTGCGTGAGTGGTTGGACTACGGTGCTCTGCGTGGCATCGGCCAGTGGCGCAACAGCGGAAAAGGCCGCTATACCTACGAAATCCTCAATTAACTGCTATGGCTGGGCGGGGCTGTGCTGCACACGGCGTGGAACGGCAACGGCATAGTGACGATTTGCTCAGAAATGCTAAGGCAACGCTTGGAGACGAAGCGACTTGAGCGGCAACGGCAATGCGGTGATTTGACGAGACCTGCAAAGGCATGGCGAAGCAAGGCTCAGACGAGCAATGGAATGGCCAGGAAAAGATTGGAAAAGCAATGGCTATGTATGCAAGGCGTAGCTTTGATAAGCGGAGGCGAGGCAGCGCGAGGAAAAGCAATGAAAAGCGAAGGAATTGCGTAGATAGGTGTTGCAGTGGCAAAGCATGGCATAGACGTGATTTGCAATGGCGAAAAAATAAACGAAAGGGAATAGAAATGAAAGCATTGGTAGAAATCATTATGATATGGGGAACTGTTCTTGCGGTGGTGTTGGCGGTGTTCCTTTTGAACCTGTGGCTGGTACATCTGGTTGAACTGCTGGTCGGCACAAAAGGCACATGGGGAATCATCGTAGCGGCTGCCGTGATGGCAACTGTGTGGATTTTTAATTTTGGAAGCAAAAAGGAGAACAAATGAAAACTTTGAAAGGAGCGGCGTTGTCAATGATTGGTCTGGTTGCGGCAATCACAGCAGTTGGCTGCGGTGATGCGATTCAAGGATGCCAGACCACAGCGCAGATGCTTGGCTGGGTGATTGTGTCCTGCGGGCTTCTCGCAACGGCCATTGTCCTGTGCGCACTGGCAGTCAGCGCCGAGGAAGACGAACGCAGCGAGCAAGAATGCCGCAAAATCAAGCGGGTAGCCCACCACACCAACGAGTGGAGGGATGCACGATGAAATGCCCGATGTGCGGTAGTGACAACATTACAACGGTTGACAGCCGGTCTGACCACGACAGCATCGTTCGCAGAAAAAAGTGTCTTGTTTGTAACCATCGGTGGTCTACTATCGAAATTGACAAAGACCAGTGGTACAGTGCACTGCAAATCAAAGAGGAACGTAAGAGAGGGCGACCAAAAGATGATTAACCTTGACAGATTCGGTGGTGTGACCGAGCCGGAGGACGGCGTGTATTTTATGACCAACGAGCAGATGGCAGAAGCCAAAGAAGCAGACCGTCTGGCTGAAATCGAGGACTTGCAGTCTGAAATCGAGGACAGGGAAGCGGAGTTGAAAGACCTCCGTGCACAGTTGGCAGAACTGATGGCTGGTTGATTTCTGTACAGCCGTATTAAGCCAAAGTAAAAACAATGAAGCCTAATGAAGCCGAAGAAAGGAAAGAAAATGAGCAAATACAAGAAAGAAATTAAGCACTGTGAAAAGTGCAATAAGCTTTTTTCAGTGTTCCCAAACAGCACCGAAACTCTTTGCAAAAGTTGCAAAAGGAACAATTTGGAGGAAACGCTTCGCAGAAACGGTCATGCACCGCAGAATATGCTTGTCAGGAGACCTTATGACGGAATCAAGGAAGCGTTTGCTGTCGAAGATGCCGCAAGAAGAGCTTCCTGGGACTGGGACATGAGCGTTCAGAAAATTTGCCGTGATTGCGGAAAGCCTTTTGAAATCACCCGTGCAGAACGCATTTTCTTTGAATCGCATAACATGGCATTGCCTAAGCGTTGCCCAGCTTGCCGTAAAGCGAGAAAAGAAGCGAGGAAGGAAAATAATTGATGGACAACAGCAAAATCCATGAAGCTCTGATGGCTGTTCAATCAGAGCTGAAAGCCCCGAAGGGGCAGATGAACAAATTTGGCGGTTACAAGTACCGCTCGTGTGAGGACATTCTCGAAGCGGTCAAGCCCATCTTGAAAGCACATAGCCTTGTGCTGCGGCTTTCCGACAAGCCTGTTATCGTTGACAGTTGGCACTACATCGAAGCCACTGCAACGGTTGAATCGCAGGATGGTGCCACCTACACGGTGACTGCATACGCTCGTGAGCCTGAATTTAAGAAGGGCATGGACGATTCGCAGATTACCGGCACTGCAAGTAGCTATGCTAGAAAGTACGCTCTGAACGGTTTGTTCTGCATTGACGATACGAAGGACGCTGACACGGACGAGTATCAAAAGCAGACCGCAAGCAGAGCAAACAAGCCTGCGCAAAAGCAAGCGGAGACAGAAAATATTCCTCCGTGCGCTTGCTGCGGAAAGCAGTTGCAGCCTATTCAGTACAACAACCGCACCGTCACTCCGCTGGAAACTGCAAGAAGCACGAAGAAACGCTTTGGGCACGTCCTGTGTTGGGACTGTGCTCAGAAACAGCCGAAGGAGGGCTAAACAATGCTCAACTCTATCGCAATTCAGGGTCGTCTGGTTCACACGCCAGAAGCTAAGGTCACGAAGTCCGGTAAGGATGTTTGCACGTTCAGCATTGCTTGCGACCGTCAGAGCGGAGGTCAGAAGGAAACCGACTTCTTTAACTGCACCGCATTTGGTAATACGGCGTTGTTTGTTTCCAAGTGGTTTCAGAAGGGCAGCCTGATTCTTGTGACTGGTAGCATCCAGACCCGGAAGTATACCGACAAGCAGGGGAACAACCGCACCGCAACGGAAATCATGGCGAACAAGGTTGACTTCTGCGGTGGCAAGTCTGACAGCAAGCCCGCTGATCGGGCGCAGGATGCGCCGCAAAACTACTCGCAGGGCAACACGGATGACTTCTCTGTGATTGACGACAGTTCTGATCTCCCTTTTAACTAACGGTTACGCTACCGGGACAAAAGGCGAACCGCCTACCTTATATAAGAGCTGTGCTATCTGGCTGGACGGGCGTTTGGAAAGATGAAAGTTTTAGTTGCCTGTGAGGAATCGCAGGAAGTCTGCAAAGCATTTCGTGCCCGTGGGCATGAAGCCTACTCGTGCGACCTGATTGAGCCGTCCGGCGGGCATCCAGAATGGCATATTCTCGGTGACTGCCTAAAGGCTATTGAGGGGGGGGCAGGTTGTGACCATGGACGGAATCGCGCATGATGTGCCACGCTGGGATATGATTATCGCATTTGTCCCCTGCACAAAGACGAGCAACGCGGGAGCAAGACATCTGTACAAAGGAGGAAAGCTCAATCTTTCCCGGTATTATGAGGGATTGTGCGGCAAGGCGCTTTTTCTTGCCGTGTGGGCGGCAGATTGCGAAAAAGTAGTGATTGAGAATCCTACTCCCAGCAAGATTTTTGATTATCCGAAGCCTACGCAGGCAATCCAGCCATATGAATATGGGCATCCATACAGCAAGAAAACGCTACTGTGGGAGCGCGGTGTACCGCCGTTGCACCCGACAAACATCGTAGAACCTACCGCGACATGGTGCCCGTCTGGGTCTTACTCGCATAAGCATGGTGAGCAGCACAAGGGAATGTTTACCACTGACCGTGCAAGGAACCGCGCAAAGACTTTTAAGGGCGTGGCAAAGGCAATGTCCGAACAATGGGGGTAAAACAATGATTACTTGTTGTCTCAACTGCACATCGCGCCACCAAGCCTGCCACGACACTTGCGAAAAGTACAAAGCAGAGAAGAAAGACTTCGAGGAACGCAAGGCATTCGTGTATGAGCTAAACCACAGCCAAAGCGTGTACCACCGTGACTATGAGGACAAGCACCGAGAAAAAGGGAAGAAGCGGTTTCTCGGAAGTGAATTTAGAGGTGAACGAGGATGAGACTTGTTGACGTAGAGCTGTTTATTGAAGCGTGGAAGCAAAGCGGGAATGGTAAAAAAGCCGAAGCTAAAGCGCTTATGAACAGCGGAATTTACTCTGAATACGATAAAGGCGTTGCCCTTGACGCAGTTGCTGACCTTGTTTTGGCACTTGCCAAACAGCTTGAAAACTACCCATCTATCGCATGGACAAGTGTCAAAGACAAATTGCCTGAAATGACGGAAGAAGTCACCGAAGTAGATGGAGACAGAGAATGTACGCTTTGGTATGAAAGCAAACCTGTTCTGGTATTTGACGAAACAGTATATGACGAAACGAGCAGAATGCAAACGGCAGTGCTCACAGACGATGGCGATTGGCTGACAACATTTGATGAAAAACGACTTGAAAATGTAACACATTGGATGCCTTTACCTGATGAACCAAAGGAAAACGCATGAACACTGGCAAGCAGTTTGAAGCAGACTTCAAAGCATCCGTCCCATCCGATGCGTGGTGCTACCGCCTGAAAGACAGTGCTGCCACCTACTACGGTGGCAACGAGAACCTGTCGTTTTCCATAGACAACATCTGCGACTTCCTTGTGTACCGATACCCGATGAATCACCTGTTTGAACTGAAAACCATAGAAACGCCCTCTATTCCTCTGGAAAAGGTGTTCGGCAAGTACGACAAGGCAAAGTGCAAATACCGCAAGGAAAAGCACATCACCGACATGGTGGATGCGATGGGGTATAGCGGTCAGACCGCCCATGTGATAGTCAATTACAGGGCAGTCAACCGCACCTTTGCAATCCCTGCCAGCAAGGTTCTAGCATTTCGTTATACCGAGAGCCGGAAGAGCATCCCTTGGCAGTGGGCAGAGCAAGAGGGGATAGAGGTCAAGGCAAAAAGGCTGCGTGTCCATTGGCGGTATAACGTGGATGGACTACTAAAGAGTTTGGAGAAAGAGAATGAGCATGAAATGTGACCGTTGCGGAGAAGTGTTTAACCCTGAACCGCCCGATGAGATGGGAAGGCATAAGCCCAATGCCGTGATTCTGGTTGACAAGAACGTGCATGACGCATGGGACTACTGGAGTTGCGATTGCTATGATGAACCGTTTCTTTGCCCATCTTGCATGGCAAAGCTGAACAACTGGCTGAAAGGAGAACAGGAACGACAAGCAAAATGGATTTGCGACCATGAAAGCAACTCAATCGAGTGTGACAAGTGTAGAGCAGAATACAAACTCTCGCCGTATGAACGTGTATCGGATTTTGATTATTGCCCTAACTGCGGCGCAAAGATGGAAGGGATAAAAGAATGAGCAAGAAAGTTTCAGACATCCTGCCTAAGACAGAAATCTTGGCACAGTTGGCAGAAGAAGCATCTGAGTTGGTACAGGCTGCGTTGAAGCTGCGCCGTGCGCTGGACTGCACGAACCCGACACCGAAGAGTGTTGAAGAGTGCGAAGAAAATCTGCTAGAAGAACTAGCAGACATTAAAGTTGCGTTTACGGTCTATTTGTCTGATTCAAAACCATGTATCAAGGCAAGGGTTTCGGAGGAAATCTACAAGACCGCCGAGATAAAGCTTGATCGTTGGCTCTCTCGCCTTGAAGCAAAGGAGCAGTCAGATGAATAAGTGTAGAAACCGCCCTTCAAATGGAAAACAGGCGATGTCAGCCAACCTCCGCAAAATCGCACGGCAGAACCAGTTGTACGGCTTCCGCATGGCTCTGGATGGCATCGCAGCCACATGGGGCGCACTGATTCAGAACCTTCGGTGCGATGCAGACCTGACCGATGAACAGGTGCAGAAAATCATCCGTATTGGTGATAGGTACTGGGAGATGGTCGGCAAGTTCAAAGAAGAGGACATGACCCCTGACGAGTTTGCAGATTATATCACAGCAAAGTCAGAACAGGTCGAAAAAGAGCTGAGGGAAAGGTGGAGCTGATGAATAAGGAACAGCTTGCTATCGCACGTTTGCAGGACGCTGCACGGCTATCCGAGCATCGGTACAAGAAACCGCTCATGGTCACATACTCTGGCGACAAGGATTCACAAGTGCTTGTGGCTCTGACTGAACGTGCAGGAATCAACTTCGAGGTGGTCAACAGCCACACCACAGCAGATGCGCCGGAGACGGTCTATTTTATCCGTGAGCAGTTCAAGGCGATGGAAGAACGTGGGATCAAATGCTCCATCGTCATGCCACGCTACAAGGACAAACCCGTGTCCATGTGGACACTGATTCCGCAAAAGCTGATGCCGCCGACAAGACTTGTACGCTATTGCTGTGCCGTTCTCAAAGAAAATACTGGCCGCGATGGATTTATCGCTACCGGCGTTCGCTGGGCTGAATCAACAAACAGAAAGAAAAACCGTGGAACGATGGAGTTTAGCCACCGTGATAAGGAAAAGCGCATCATTCTTATGGGCGACAACGATGAAAAACGACAACTGTTCGAGACCTGCAACCTCAAGGGCAAGATGACTGTCAATCCAATCGTGGACTGGTCTGACGATGATGTGTGGGACTACACGCATAGCGAACACCTGCCTGTTAATCCGCTGTATTGCGAAGGGCAGAAGCGTGTTGGTTGCATCGGATGCCCTATGGCCGGTAGGGGGGGAAGACAGCGTGAGTTTATGCGCTGGCCTGCCTACGAGAAAATGTACATCTCAGCGTTTGAACGAATGCTTGATGTCAGAAAATTAAAAGGCTTGCCGTGCGACTGGCAGACTGGTATGGACGCTTTTCGCTGGTGGATGGAAGATGACAACATCAGTGGTCAGTTGAGCATGGACGATTTGATGGAGGATAACAATGTTTGATTTTGCAAGTGAGCTTTTTGGATTTATGAATCAACGCCCTCGCTATGAACGAGAACTGAAGGAAGATACCGTAAACGGCTATCACATTGACACTTGCGCTGTTGACGATAGGGATTGGAATTACGAAACGGCGATTCAACACGAACAATTTAGGGGCGGGGAGTGGATTGTTGTTCGAGGATATGACAGCAAAGAGGAAGCAGAAGCCGGGCACGATATGTGGGTAAAGAGCGCAAAAGCTGGTTTCCAAAAGCTGTACGATGTATTTGAAGAAAAGATTTATCCAAAAGAAAAGAAAGAAGAAAAGCCGGTTCACTTCATTTTGACCTATGCCTGTGATCGATGCGTGACCTCCATGAAACATGAAGCGTATATGACAAAGAAAGAATTTCAAGAGAAAAGGATTTGCCCGTTTTGCGGTGGGGAACTTCGCATGAGAGAGTTTAAAATTATGAACAGGTGGTAACGATGATGTTTGAATTTGCAACACGCTGGCTGGTCTGCCTAGTCCTGCTTGCGGTAGTAGTTCAGTCCGAACGGACAATCAAGGGCATGGTAGACAACCTATTTGAAGAGCGGCAAGCAATGCTCGTCTGGCTGTTCATTAACGTGTGTCTGGTCGTTTGTACGGCTGTTGTGATGGGGTGGAAATGATGATTCAGGATATCAACATGGTAGGGCGTGAAAGGCTGGCTTTTCTGTATGGCCTTTATAGTGGATGTGCGAAATCCGAAACTGAGCTTAATACCAAAGGCATTTATCAGAAAATCGCTTCCGAGTTAGCTTGGTGTTTGGGATTCAACGAGAACGACAGCAAATGTTATGAGATGAACGGAGAATAACCAATGGATAACGAACTTTACTGCCCGATGAAAATGGCCAGCAATCCGCTTGGTCGGTGCGTATGCGAGAAAGAAAAGTGCGCTTGGTGGAATCAGTGGGATTGCCGCTGTGTAGTCTGGATAATTGCACAGAAGATGGGCGTAATCGGAATGAAGATGAAGAGGTGATAACTCTTGGCAACACCCCCGAAGCGTGGTCGCGGCAGACCGCCGCTGACCGAAGCTGAAAAGAAAAAGCGTGAGAAGCGGGCGCAAAAGGCGAAAGAAGAAGCCGCTGCGAAGCGCGAGAAAGAGCGTGAGAAGAAGAAACAACAGATGCTTAACAAGCGGAAATCTATCCGCTCACAGGTGAGTAAAAAGGTGAAAGAGCAGCAGGAGTTAGCGATCACGAGGTCTAAGATGCTGTCCACAGGCGATTTGCAGTCGAGAATCGGTGGCGAAGAGGACAAGAAGGTCATCGGAATGATTGCAGCCAAGTATTTTGGTGACCTTCCGAGCGTGGACATGAACAACCCGATTGAAGTGCAGCAACGCCTTGACT